AGCACAAAGTTCAATTGGTTCAGAAAAAGACTATCAAGATCAGTTTGGTATGACCGCAGAGGAAGCAAAAACACAGCGCCAAGAAGACTTAGATGAAATTGCAGACGCTGTAGATAGAGGAGAATTAGGATCTGAGAGTATCGGAGGGTCATTAGGCGAAAGCGACGGATTAGGTGGTCCAGATCCAGATACTGCGGACACAAGATCTGAAGATTCTGGTGATTATGAATAATGGTCAGTAGGCAACCTTAATGCCTACATTAACTGGCTACCTAACGCCCTAAAAAGCTACCGTTAGCCCCAGACAAAGGATAAAACAATGTCTACAACTACAACAGAAATGACTGAAAAAGTCGAACAAGTCAAAGTTGCATCTGGCTTTGCTAAGCGTAACGCAAATAAAAAACGCATTGAAGATGAAGAAGCTGAACTAGAAGCTTTACTAAAAGGAAATCAAGAGGCAGAGGAAACTGAAGAAACAGTTGATGATGGTCCAGAGCCTGAGAGCGCAGAGGAAAAGACCTTCAAGAAAAGGTACGGCGATTTGCGCAGACACTCGCAGAAGAAAGAGAGCGAGTTGCAATTACAGATTGATGAGTTGCGCACACAATTAGAAGCCTCGACTAAAAAAGAAATTCAATATCCTAAATCAGAAGAAGAGTTAGCTTCTTGGATGGAGCAGTATCCTGATGTTGCTCAGATTGTAGAAACAATTGCAATGAAGAAAGCTAAAGAGCAAGCTTCTGAATATGAAACTAAGTTTAAAGCAATTGATGAAATGAAGATGGAAGCACAGCGTGAAAAAGCTGAAGCTGAACTCATGCGGTTGCATCCAGACTTTGAACAGATTCGTGACACAGACGATTTCCACAATTGGGTCGAAGAACAGCCTAAGTGGGTACAAGAAGCGTTGTACGACAATGATAATGATGCCAAATCTGCCGCACGCGCCATAGACTTGTATAAAGCAGATATGGGTATTACAACAAAGTCTAAGTCGTCTAAAAATAAAGATGCGGCCAAAGCGATTGGTACACGCTCAGGGCGTTCCTCTCCTGAAACAGACGAAACTAAATCTTACATTAAAGAATCAGATGTCAATCGCATGACTGCTCAACAGTATGAGAAGAATGCGGAAGCTATTGCTGAAGCAATTCGCACTGGCAAGTTCATCTACGATTTAAGTGGTTCAGCACGTTAAATGTGTTGACATTTAAGAATTTATCAGTATAACTATGTACTGATATAGGTGGCCCCGTAAGGATACCCACGCCCAACCCGAAATAAGATGAACTGTTATTTTAACTTCTGGCCGGTTGTTAGAATAGCAAGGATTCTTATTTCACCTTCTCAGAACACCCAAACTACGCAGGCCGTATGTTCACTTTGGCCGGTGATCTTACCACCCTGATGTTAGATGGCCTCTGGCGAAGTTACAATAGAAACCCTAACCCCTTGCTATTATAAGGAGTGTCTCTCATGGCATTTACTAGCGCATCGGGCTACGGTAACCTTCCTAATGGTAACTTTAGCCCCGTAATCTACTCAAAGCAGGTACAGCTTGCTTTCCGTAAGTCTTCTACTGTTGAAGATATTACGAACAATGATTACTTCGGTGAAATCGCTCAAATGGGCGACTCAGTGAAGATCATCAAAGAACCTGAAATTTCAGTTCGTGCGTATGCTCGTGGTGCTCAAATCACAGCGCAAGACCTTGACGATGAAGATTTCTCTTTGACAATCGACAAGTCTAACTACTTCGCATTCAAGATCGACGACATTGAAGAAGCGCACTCACACGTGAACTTCATGCAGATGGCTACAGATCGTGCGGCGTATCGTTTGCGTGATCAGTATGACCAAGAAGTTCTTGGCTACATGTCTGGTTATGCTCAGTCTGCTTTGCATTCTGCTGGCGACACTGTCAACACAACTGTAAACGGAACTAAAGCAGTTACTACTGCTGGTTCTGACGAGCTTCTTGCTTCTATGAAGTTGGACGCTACTGACTTCAACCTAAATGACGGCGGCGGTGCCGCTGTTGCAGGTGAAGCAATTGTTGTAGTTCCACGTTTACCGGGTGCTACTGCTATTGCAACTGCTTCTGCATCACCTCTTCAAGTGATTGCTCGCATGAGCCGCTTGTTAGATCAACAGTTTGTTGATACGCAGGGCCGTTGGTTGGTTGTTGATCCTGTGTTCGCTGAAACCTTGAAGGATGAAGATTCTCGTCTGTTTAACTCAGACTTCGGTGGTTCTGGTCTACAGAATGGTCTTGTTATTAACAACTTGCACGGTTTCCGTGTTTATGTTTCTAACAACATGCCTGCTGTTGGTACTGGTCCTGCTGTAGGAAACGGCACACTTCAAGCTACCAACTATGGTGTCTTGACTGCTGGTCATGACTCAGCGGTTGCTACTGCTCAGCAGATCAACAAGACTGAGACTTACCGTGACCCAGACAGCTTCGCTGACATTGTTCGTGGTATGCACCTGTATGGTCGTAAAATTCTTCGTCCAGAAGGTATCGTCACTGCACGTTACCAAACTGGCTATTAATAGGAGGATATAACAATGGCGACTGTTTCAAGTTACGTTCTCGCTGAAACTCGTTCAGCTACTCCGGGAGTTCGTCCTTACATCGTTGATGTAGTTTTGGACTTTGCAGACCTCGCTACTGCGAAAGGTTCTGCACTTGCGGCGGCTGATATTGTAGAAGCAATTGATGTACCCGCTAACACTTTGGTGTTGGCCGCAGGCATTGAAGCTACCGTTGCACCTACTGGTGGAACAGGTACGGTTCTTGACCTTGGTATTACTGGTGGTGACGTTGACCGTTTTGTAGACGGTTTTGCATATGACTCTGCTTCAGCAGGTGACTATGCGACTGGTGCAAACACTGGCGTTCCATTTGTAATGGGTGCTTCTGACACAATTGATGTGTTAATTCAAGCCGCTACTACTGTATCAACAGCAGGAAAAATCCGTGTATGGGCTGTCCTGATGTCAATTGACTCTGTTGGCACTTCTGGTGCTGATGAAGTAGTACGTGATCAGTTAGCGTAAGCTAAAAAATTGACGATGGGGGCTTCGGCCCCCTGACTCTTTTAAAGGAAAGAAAATGTCCAAGTCGAATTACCTAGAAGACAAATTGTTGGACCATGCTCTTGGCACAACAGCATATACCCAACCAACTAATCAATACCTTGCGCTACACACCGCAAATCCAGATGAAGATGGTAGTGGTGCTGAATTGAGTGCGACAGGCTACTCTCGTGCCGCAATAGATTTTAATGCCGCTTCTGGAGGAACAGCAACTGGTCCTGACGCTGTGATTGAATTCACAAACAGTGGCGGAACTAACTGGACTGAAGTAACTCACTTCGGTATTTGGGATGCTTCAAGTTCAGGGAACCTTCTTTATTACGGGGCCTTAACTACATCCAAAATAATCGCTCCGGGCGACACCCTGCGTTTTACTGCTGGTTCTATTTCAATCTCTGAAGGCTAATAAACAATGGCTCTTGTAGTTAAAGATCGTGTCAAAGAAGCGACAACGACAACTGGTACTGGTACAATCTCATTAGACGGTGCCGCTACTGGTTTTCAAACTTTTGTAGCAGGTATCGGTACAACAAATACTACCTACTACGCTATTGTCGATAACAACACAGGGGACTATGAAGTTGGCATTGGAACAATCACCGATGCAACTCCAGATACTCTTTCCCGTGATACGATTCTAGAGTCTTCCAATGCAGGCTCTGCCGTTAATCTTCAGGCCGGTACGAAGGATGTGTTCTGTACGTATCCTGCTGAGAAGTCTGTCTACCTCGATTCTAGTGGGCAGTTAGTCCTTGACGGTACTGCAATCACTGCGACAGCTTCAGAACTGAACTTCGTTGACGGTGTTACCTCATCTATTCAAACTCAAATAGACTCATTTGCTAACTCCCTTGAGGGTGTTAAGAATGACTACGTCTATACTGCCACTGCCTCACAGACTGTATTCTCCGGTGCGGACGACAATACCAATACCCTAGTCATAGACCTCGCAGGATTAGTGAATGTCTTCCTGAACGGTGTTCGGTTGATTCGTGATACAGACTACACTGTTTCAGCGGCGGGTGATTCTATTACCTTGACTACTGGGGCATCAGTCAATGACCTACTAGAAGTTGAGGTGTTCGGTAACTTCACGGGCCAGAGCGGTGCTGAGGTTGGGATCACTGGTGGATTGATTGATGGTGTAGACATTGGTAATACCACAGCAGGCGATGGTACTTTTGTTGACTTAACTACGACAGGCACAACAACGCTTGGCGGTACTTTAGACACTAACGGCAATGCTATCATAGGAACCAGTGTAGCCATCAATGCTTCTAATGGCGACTTGATGATTAATGCCACAGAAGATGGCCCAGTGTCATTGCGTTATGATGGCAATTTAAAATTATCAACAAAGTCAGACGGCGTAAACATCACAGGTGAACTAGAGGCTGATAGCCTAGACATTGATGGTGATGGTGACATTAGTGGTAATTTAACGCTAGGAGGAAATTTAAATCTTGGCGACAACGACAAAGCCATCTTTGGTGCGGGGTCTGATTTACAGATTTATCACAATGGGTCGAATAGCTATATTGATGAGTTAGGCACGGGTGATTTATTCGTCAGAGCATCAGATGATCTACGGTTACAAGTAAGAAATGACACTGATACTGCTTGGGCTTCCTCTGTCATCTGTAATGATGGCGGCGAAACAAGCCTTCACTTTAATGGCGTTAAAAGAATAGCCACAACCAACACAGGCATAGACGTCACAGGCACAGTCACGGCTGATGGGTTGACGGTTGATGGTGCAGGCTCTTTTTCTACTAACTTATCAATTCGTACTACATCATCACCAAATGGTTACAATCTCCACGTTAGTCAGGATGATAGTGACAAAGCTTTAGCAAAATTTACTAACACAACTACCGGAACAACCACTTCAGATGG